GGATCGGTATGAGGTAGTCTGCGGGGCATGAGCCAATGGCGGTGTGCGGTTCGGGATCGGGGGAGAAGATAGTAATCGGTAGATCATCCCAAGGCATCGAATTAACGATGTTTAAACCGTTGCCAACGGTGCAGACTCGGATGCGTTCATCGATACCATCGCCATCCAAATCGTAGAATAAATAATGTTCAACATACAGCACATCCTGACCAGAGGGGTCGGGGCGGTCGGGGTACATGACCTCACTGAGAGGATTTCTTGCTTGTTCCGCCTCAAACTCAGCCGTATCAACTGCACCACCGGTGCCGGAGTATTGTTCCATTTCATCTTTGTCGTAACCCATGGCGACCAATTCGCTTAACGATTTAATCATGCGATGCGCCACATAAGGGGCAGTGTGAATGTCTCTGGCTGAACGCGAGATTAAAACTTCTTCTGGTGGAATTGCCTCGATCACAACCTGGTCTTTAGGTTTGATGCGTCTGATTTTTAAATCATAACTCACCGGCATTTCCTCGGTAATTTCATCACCGGTCATTTCGTTGACAATACTAATGCTTTCCATGGTCGCAGATTCTTCAACCACTTCGACATTATCATCCATAATCAATGCCGTGTATGACTCTGGCGAGAGATTGGTAAATTCGTGGCACGTTGACGTGATCGAATCATCCCAATAGGCTTTGACAAATCCGGTTTTTCTCACCAGAGCATCTTTAAAGGCATCGTATAACACATTAAACCCAGGGTTTTTCTCCTGGATAATATGATTAATATAAGCGGTTTGTTGTTCGGCTAGGGGAATATCCTCGGCGGAGTGGGGTACAAACTCGACCACTTTTTTAGAACCAAAGAAGGTACGCATAATCGATGGCAGCATAAATAACACGCTGTCTCTAACATCGGTGGATATATACTCGGACTGCAACTCAGAAGTCGCGCCTGGGTCTTTGCCTAAATAATAACGAGTGGCCTCGTCACGTTCTTGTCCAATTTGCTCAATAAAATCTTTTGCCGACTCCATTTCGCTTTTGACGATAGCTTGCAGATCAAGCATTTCATCTTCGCTTTTTATGTCTTTATCCGAACCCTTGGTATCTGTATATTCCATTTATTTTTATCCGACTCTTATAATTTTTGACTTGAGGGGTTTTTTGAAATTATACCCCATTGAAGAAATTGTGCCACCTGTAAAGGTTGCAGCGGTGCTTGCCATCGTCAAGGCAAGTGCGTCAGCTTTATCAGGAGACTTAATGCCGCGCTTACGCATTTGCTCTTTAGCCTCAATTTTTATCTTGCCAGCACTTGTATAAGTGTATTGCGGACTGGTCAGCTCGGCAATCAACTCATCGTCTTGCGGCAAGCGACAATCACGCTTGGTCAGCCAATCCTTAATCGCAAACCATAACTCGGCGCGTAGGTTTAAATAGTTTCTGCGACTCGCTGGTGACTCGGCAACATTAACACCTCTGACCGGTAGGTTTAATTCAGACAGGCGATCCACCACACCGGAGCCTAGACCAATGACATCGACCAGTATTTCTTGCGGTTGGTTCATGGCGGTTGCCGAGTCATAAATGTTTTTAATCGCACCGCAAAGCTGCATTAAATCCATCGACTTAAAGGTTTTAATTTCAAACACGGTATTACCTTGACGAATACATAGAGCCGAATTATCAGAGCCGAACCTGGCAACATCCAAGCCCCAGACAATCGGTTCTGATGCGGTTAGCTCAACATCACGATTAACCGCAGCTCTGGCTAACTCAATCGGAATAACGGTATCGTCATCAGCTTTTGGAAACTCGCCCATCACCTCGACACGACTCACGGTTGAGTCCTCGCCGTATTGCTTAATCATTTTATGAAACAATGCCTGGTCGGTGCCTTCAACATCACGCGAGTCAATTTGCTCGTTGTTCCAAAACTCACGCTTGGAGTGAAACGAGTCGAAGAAAGGGCCAGTATTACGGCGCGGATTGGAAAACGATAACCAGAAACGATTTTTAGTCGGCTCGGTGAAAAAGCCCTCGGAAACGGAATAAATAGGCGCGGGAATACCGCTGGCCTCATCCATAATCAAACACACGCCATGCGAGGAGTGAATACCGGCAAATGCGTCCGGGTTTTCCTCAGACCAAAGTTGGCTTTGAGCATAATAATAGCCGCAGTCAATATTTAAGTCTCTGACCAGCAATTCCTCAAACCAGGGTTGCGGCTTTAAGCTGGTGGCAGTTTTTATAAACCAGTGACCATTAATCGATAATGTCAGCCATTTACCTAACTCAGCCCAAGTTCTCGATTTAAGCTGTTGTTCGGTATTGGCGGTGACAATAATGGTAGAACCAAGACGCGTGGATAGCATCCACAGGATAATCCAGGCGACCAAGGCTGATTTACCAATGCCGCGACCCGATGCAACTGCGAGTCTAAACATCTCAGGTAGGTCGATGGTTTCGTTTTTTCTAATGTGATTGCCAATATCTCGTAAAATTTTTTCTTGCCACTCTCTAGGGCCAGTAAAGTCCTCAAGGGGTGTGTTTTCCTGTTGCCATGGGAAAATGTAACGCACAAAGTTTAGCGGCGAGTCCTTAATGTTTAACGACCATATGTCGGTCATCAACTCTTCTTCTTGTTTAGGGGTGTATTTCATCCAAACATAACCTCTTGCACATTATTCTGCACAGCTTCCAATCTGGCACAAGCAATATCAAAATACTCTTGCTCCATTTCAATTCCTATAAACCTAAACCCTTCCAGTAATGCACCCTTGCCAGTGCTGCCACTGCCCATAAAAGGATCGAGAATAACACCACCTTTCGGTGTGACTAGGCGACATAAATAACGCATTAACTCTGTTGGCTTGACTGTTGGGTGATTGTTTTTTCTCTCTGCGCTTGGCTTCCATCTCTCGACTAAAGTTTTTGTGCCGTCATCTCTTACCAAAGTTCTGCCTCTTGTATCTAGTCCTTGCAAGTTTTCAGTGGGTGTTTCTAATTGTTCCAACCCCTCATCTCTATCTTTCTTATTCGCTTTCGCACAATAGAAGTAGCGTGATTTATCACCGAATATATCTTGCACCAGCTCAGAACCATCGTGCATGACATTGGCTGGGAATCTGCCCACCCTGTTAGGTGTTATCATATTTTTTCTTTCAAATGTTCCAAGTTTTGCTTGTCCAGCTTTTTGTTCTTTTAATATCTCATCACCAACCCGACACCCATCTATGTTAATCCCACCAGTACCATGCTCTAGGACATTCTCTGCGACAGTTCCTTTAAAGGGTTTTCTCGCCATGACAATCGGCTCATGTGCTGGCTTGAGTGCTGTACCCCAACCCTCGTATTTTGATGTGCCTTTAGTTACTTTCATATTGTGTGAAACACCATGTTCCTTTGTCCATTTATCTTGTGCGTAAGCAACACCTGTAGGTTGTCTGCTTTTTTTTGTACCCAAAACAGTTCTCTCATTTCCTTGCAACTTATCCACAGCTTTACCAATATTGTGGGATTTTGGAAAACCACTGCCATACAACCACATCAACTGATCTCGTATCTCAAACCCAGCATCTTCAATGGGGATAACCCCACGATGATAAGTGCGTGAGCCAAAGAAAGATAACAGGTTTCCACCTTGCTTAATGGATTGATATACCTTTTCCCATAACTCCTTTTGTGGCACATCGTAATCCCATTGCTTACCCATAAACGATAGGCCATAAGGGGGATCGGTGACTACTGCATCAACACATTTTATCTCTGACAATATCTCGTTGCTATCGCCTAGATAGAGTATTGCGTTGCCTATTTTTTCAGAAGTTATCATAAAAAAAATTAAAAAAATTTAGTTCGGGGGTACGAAAACAAACGCCCCCTCCCTAGTTTGAAGGGGGGGGTCTAACAGCGATCCAGCTGCTGAAATTAGAGCTGAAACAGCGAGCCGTTCCTTAATAAGAAATGGCTCCACCCAGTGTTTATAGGCTTTCCCAGCCATCATTTGAACAAAAACTGGAACTACCTGGTTAAAGTTTGGGTTTTCGTTCGGGTTTCCAACCGGAACTGGCCAAACTAGAACCCAGTTTAGGTTCCTGAACTGGTTTGGTTGTGGTTTGAACTGTCGCGCCCCTCTTTTATTAGGCTCAAAACTAACAAAGGAAGAACGCTTAATCGCCCTGAATCCCTTTGTATTCAACGCTTTAGTTATAAGTGACACGATTGTCATAACTACTTGTTATCATCGGTTTTGATGATCTTTTTTGGCTCAGGAGTGATGTTAATTACCCTTCTTTTGGCTGAATCTATGACATTTGACAGGCTTAATTGGTGATCGTGAGTTGTTTCGACCCTATCACGCCAACGATTTTCATCTCTGTTCTTTAAAAAGAATATGGATGCAGTCGTGTTTCCTTCAAGAGCTTGCTCATATAAGGAGTTGGTCACATTGGATAATCCTTCCGCTACTCCTTGTTCATAAGCAGCGTTAAAGTCCTTTGATCGTTTTCTATTGCGATTCAAAGTATTCCAGGAGACACCAAGAGACCTTGAGATTTGCTTTTGACTCAATCCTTGTGCTGCCAACCTTCTGACCTTCTCAGGATCAAGATAGATCCTTTTTCGACCAACCTTTTTCTTTGTTGCCATCTATTCACACACCTTACAAGCATCGTTATCATCATCGACAATCTCGCCTCGTTTTACAGTCTCGGCAATCTTCAAAGCCAGTTGTCGGCCAACAAAGCCACGATGAGTCCAATAAGCAGCGATCGTTGCCAATGATAAGTCTTGCCTTTTGTTTATGTTGTTAGTTTCATTCTTGTTTTCAGTTTCCATAATTATAACCCCATGGTAGTTGTATGCTTTATTTAATTTTTTTTATAGTTTCATCAAAAGAGGTGTCTTGCCTCTCTTGGGTAAATTCTTCGGGTCTAATAGACAGTGTTTTTTTATTGCCAGTGTTGTTTAAGAAAACGATGAGATTGCTCATTAGGTTCACACAGGCGAATATTTGCACCAATTCAGGATCATAAGCATCCTCAGTGGAAGAGTGTTTAAGATTAAACTTGAATCTCTTTTTTTCTCGGTTGGGATCATCCCAGGGTTTGTAACCACTCTTCACTTGAACGCCGTAAAACTTATCGTCAATCTCTACCAACAAATCCCTAGTGCCAGTAGCAAACGGTTGAAACACATTAAATCCTTTCATTAAAAAATAGGTGGCGGTCAGCATTTCGCCAGAAACGCCGTATTGTTTCTTGTAATGTGCCACTATAAAATCTCATCACACAAAATGTTCTCCACATCTTTTTCTTTGATCGGTGTTCTCTCCAATACCTCAACATGACCAAACGAATCACCTAGTCTTTTTTTTAAATCGAAGGTGTCTTTGTCAATCATCACAAACAATTCTTTGATCGAAAAATACAAGCTGGGTTTCTCGGCATCAGCTAGAGCCACACATCGGGGTAAGCTCTCGGCATCCAAAGCGATAAATATCTGGGTATTGGTTTCAGGGTGGTTCGTGACCCAAACCGAAGGACTCAGTTCTTTAAAGCCCTGGTCTTTGGCATAAGCTACCAACGCATCCAATCCTCTCATCATGCCCTCGGAGTGAGCTTTGATTTTTTCATAGTCCTCACTGGTCATGGCCTGAGATAATAAAAACTTCTGTTTGACAAATCGTTTTCTCAAATCGGGACTAATTAATTCCTGTAATCTATCCCAGCCCCAATCAGCACTCACTTGAGATCTTTTCTTTAACATTTCGGAATAAGTCTTATCAGCCTCCTTCTTTAGACTCGAATCAGGTTCCCTAAATAAATGCCTGTTTCTCATAAGCTATAAAGACTCAAAAAAGGACAAAATAGGCATGACAAGGCGGACAAGTGTTTCTTATATACACTTGTCCACCTGTCCATTGTCATCAATTTCCGGACATTGTTTTTAAAAAAATGTCCAACCCAATGTCCACCCATAGTTAAGTTGTTGATATTATTCATGTTATTCTGGACATTGATATATCCACTTTTGTCCAACCCAATGTCCACCCTCTGAAAACCATGTCCACTTTTGACCCCTTTTTCAGAGCGAAAAGTGGACATTTTATTTTTGACCTAAAAAGTTGGCTCATCGTCAATAAATCCAAGGGTTTTGGCGGTTTTTAGGTCGCGTCTTATGGTTCTCTCGTTCACTTTGAACTCTTTGGCTATTTCCTCATTACTTGCGCCATCAATCTTCATTCTAGCTGCCATTTGCATCCTCATTTCCTTGTCATTGAGGTCTTTTGTGAGGATGCCATTGTTGTATTTCCACAACACAGGGAAGGCGTGTTGGCCGTAAAAATGTCTCGTTTTCTCGAATGTCCATTTGAATTTTGACTCCTGTAAGTTGGTGTCTAACCCCAAAATACCCTCGTCATCATCTTCATCAATGCCTTGCAGCTCGATTCTAATGACGCAATCCAGGATCACTTCTTTAGCCATTGAGCCTAATTGTTTGCCCGATTTACCCGAATGATGCACAAACCACACGGATCGATCCTGTTGCCTCATTTTAAGCAGCAGCGGATTAACCTCTCTGACCCACTCCTCAGAACTGTTGGCATCGTCAAATTGCATCAGTGTTAATAGATTATCGAGAATAATAAAGTCTGGGTCGATGTCATCGACTGCGTTATAGAACCACTCCTTGCCCTCGTTCATATTTAAAGGGATAAGACCTTCCGCCTGGTCGTGATGGGAGATAATAATAAGGTTTTGGTTGACTCGTTTAATCAGCTCTTCCTTCTCAATCTCGCCATCAAAAATAATCATCATGTCGGCGAATCTCTCTTGCAAGCTCACCGGTGGCATCTCTGCATCCACCAGCATTACTTTTTGAGGCTTGGTAATAGGGTAGTGTCCAAAATCATAACCGGCAGCCAAACACACGGCCATAATTTGCGTTAGTAATGACTTTCCGTGTCCTGGGCTACCGTGAATCATCGCCAAATGACCTCTTGCCATTAGGTTCTCAATCATCCACACCATTTCCGGATAATCCCTGTCCTTAAACTCGCCGTAGGCATGAAACACGACTCGTTTACCCGCATTGTATTCATTGTCCTTGGCGTACTCTAAAATATTAAGCTGCTCACCCCTTTCAAACGCATCCATTAAATCGTCTTTGTCTGCAAAGTGTTTTGGCGGGTTGATAATCCTGGTCTTAATCCCCAAGAGCTTTAAATGTTCTTTAATTTCATTGGCGCACTTGAAACCAGGCTCGTCTTTATCGGGCCAGATTAACACCTCACTAAACGCCGATAACTGAGTCCAATCCTGATTCTTCCATGAACCAGTGCCACCATGCCATGTGACCACAACGCCATCGTAGAGAGATCGTGCGCCCAGATGGGCATTTTCCCCTTCAACAATCAAAGCGGGCAAGTCTTTATCGCCCTCGCTTGAGAACATCAGCGGAAGTATGCCCTGTGGGCGTTTCATTTGCCATGTACCATCTGGTAAGCGGCTAAACGGTCTAATCACCTTACCCTTAAAGCGCATTACGCAGAAGTCCTCTGAGTAGCGCGACACCAGTTCGGCATCCTTCGCCATTTGGTGCATATCGTTATTGCTGTATGACTTAACCGGTTTACTATCGCTGCCATTAATCACCACCGGCTTTAAATCCTCAACCCCAATCGATCTTAAAAACTGACTTACATCCTCGCCGTGATACTTCTTAATTAAACTGACCATGCCACCACCTTCCTCTGCCTCGTGGTCAAACCAGGTGCCTTTAACCAAATCAACACTCAGCGAGCCATTATTGCCGTATCTCAGCTCATTAGCTTTGCTTAGACGCTTGTTCTCCTCGCCCAATAAGGCGATGGCTATTTCTTTGCTGTAGTGGCTTATTTCAATCATTTTCCAATTCCTAATGGTCTAGGGGCGGGGCAGATGTAGGAGAACAAAACCCGCCCCTAGCCATGTTTGACGACATTAAAAAGGTATTTCTTCTGTGTTGTCGTCTTGGGGGGTTATTTGTGGTTCCTCGTAAACTTCATTGGGTTCGTTTTTCTCAAACTCATCCGAGGCAACCCATTTGACAATTTTAAACTGTGGCACTCTGGTATTACCTTTGCCCACTTTAATTGCCTCTGAGCCGGTGTATTCCACCACAGGGTATTTACCGTCTTGCTCACCCATTTGTGCGTGGATCTCCTCATAGAGCTTTTCAAACCCGATGTTGCTACCGGTGGTTGTCGTTGACCATGTTCTAAGGCCAATCTCTTGACCGAACATATCAACACTAAAACCGCGTTTGTATTCCTTTTTTTCTTCCTCGTTCTCTCCTGGGCGAAGTCCGCGCTGTCCGACAGCATCATCCCACGACCAGTCCGGCGCAGCCCCTAATTGG